CTCGCCGTCTATTTCCATCTCGCGGCGCTCGGCGTCGCCGTCGCCGTTGACAGAGAAGCCGCAATACTCGCGGCCGTTGTCGGGAAACTCTTTCTTGTAGTGGAGGGCGCTCTGGACCTTCTCGGCTAGGAGGCGGCCGGACTCCGACAGGTCGCAATGCAGCTCTCCGACACATGCCTTGCCGCCTTCCATTTCGGTGATGGTGAGGTTCTTCCAGTAGCCGGCCTTGTCGCGCACGTCGCGCTCGGGGAGGCTCTGCTCTTCATCGAGCGACTGGTGATTGATGTAGCAGGACTTGCCCTCGTAGGCCGGGACGGCCGACTCTATGGCCTCGGGGCCGTAGTAGTTCATGTTGCGGCGGTTGCCGAGCCCCTCGGTTATCAGGCAGACCTTGAAGACCTTTTCGCCGTTGGGGCCGTCCGGCAGGGCTTCGAGAAGACGGGAGGATTCGAGTATTCGAACGTTGATGGAGGATTTGTTGCCCGGATTGGATTCACGGACGCGGCGTAAATATTTTGGAGAAAGTTTAGCCATTTTTCTTTTTGTCCCCGTGCCTTTCCACTTCGCGGACCTTGCGCTTGTCCGGGTGCTTTTCGCAGTAGCCTTCTTTCTTTTTCTTATCCATAAAAAAAGGACCGCCGATTTCTCGGAGGTCCTTTTGATCGGAGGCCCCTACTGCCTACTGCACCGTCACCGTCTTCTTAGCCCGCTTGAAATGTCCCTCGTGGAAGTAGATGGTTATTTCTCCGCTATCTCTCTTGACCATCATTTCCGCTATCGCAGGGGCGAGCTTTTTGAAAATCAACTCGGCCTGTTGCTGCTCTTCTGTATTGAGTTTAGCAGATGGGTTCATTGCTGTCAAGCCTCCGTATCTATTTCCAGCACGATATCGTCTTCCTTGCTCATGAAGGCGTTCGAGAACTCTATCTCCTCGAACTTCTTACTTTTGTCCCGGCAGTAGGTGTCCATTTTCTCTATCACCTGTTCGAGAAATTTAATCAGGCACGGATTGCGCTGCAGGAACAGCCAGAGGCCGTGCGCTTCGTGATGAAGGAAGTCTACCAGGGTGGAAGAGTTGGGGTAAGCCTCCGGCACCCGGGGAACTATGATCTTGGAGAAAGAAACCTTGGCGGTCATACGATTGCCGCCCATCACGACATTCCCCATCCGCAGGCCGCCCATGCTGCACCCGCGCTTGTTGCTNTCAAGAGCGCAGAGGCTGACNAGGGCCATGAACCTCTGACAGAGCTCCATGTTCTCGGTCGCCTTGTGGAGCACGTTCTCCGACTGTTCGCCTATCGCCGCCAGCACGTCCTTGTCCGCCATATCATCCTCCCTGTCCGCTGATGTTGTAGCCTTTCGCCGCCTTCCATTCGTCGAAACTTACGATGGCCCGCCCTATCAGATTCCCGGTCTTGTCGGAGACCACCGCCAGAGCGTCGTTTATCAGGCCGGCGTCGTCCATGCGGAGCGCCATTTCCTTTTCAAGCGGATCTCCGGAGCTCAACATCTTCGAGTAGGGGACGGGCACGAAGCGCGAGTAGCAGCGGCAGTTGTAATGCGCCGGGATAGAGTCGTTTATTTCGGAGAGCGGCTTGCCGTCGTATTCTTCGCAGATGGGACAAACAATACCGTCCTCCATCGTCTGCCATATCTCTACCTCCATAACCTCTTCGTTGTTGTCGAACACGGAGCGCCTGGCGTCGGCCTGCGTTCGGATAGCGGAGGTCGCGAACATAGACTTGAGTTTGTAGGCGGGGTCATAGTTGTCGACCCGGGTCGATTCCGCCTCTTCCGCGGCGTCGTTGATATCGCCCTCATGCAGCGCTTCCATGCGGAGGTTCGTGTTGAGGTTGGTGTGGAAGGTCTCCATCCAGGTGGAGAGAGCGGCGTCCCACGAGGCCTTGGCGTCCCGGGGATTGTCCGCCTCCCGGGCGGGAGCAAACGGGGTCTTAGGCGTGAAGCTGTCAGGCGTCGTCTGGTCTATCATCCAGAGCGCGCGAAGGCGCTCCTCCTCATGGATGTGCGAGAGGCCTTTCGATATGAGCGCTCTCGCCTGCTCTTTGAACTGCCCTACCAGGAAGGCGGTCTCGGCCTGTATGCGGGCGAGGGTGCCCTTGCCATGTGCCGCGGCTATGTCCCAGCGCTCCCGGCCGAAGTCCTTCTGGTAGTTGCGGAGTATGCAGTCGCTGATATTTTTCAGCGTTCGCTTCCANAGGTCCGCAAGCGCGGAATTGTAGGCGTCCTCCATCCGGCGCATTTCCCGGCGGGTCTCATCCTCCATGCGGCCCAGCGCTTTCGCCTGGGTGATCATTTCGTTATGGACAGGGCGTAGGAGCCCTTATTGATGAACTCGGCGGCCGGCCCCTTCGTAATGCGGGCGACGGGGTCAGGGAAGCGCTTGTCAGCTTTCTTCTTGTCGGTGGTGTAGGTGCGGTCGGGTTTTATGTAGAGCAGAGCGCCTGCGGTAAGGCGCCCCTCGATCTTTATCTTCGGGGTCATGTCTTGTCCTTAGGTTAAAGATGTTTATGCTGCTTTTTGATTTTAGACTTCTCTTCGCCATGCAGAGGATTGCTGCTGTCTTCTTCCTCGGGCTTGGGGTCGAGTCCGAAGCGGCCGGCGGGCGGCAGCTTCGGGGTGTGGAGATTCGCGCCGTACTCTGTGGCCGTGTCCTGCGCNTTCTCTTTCACCATCNGGTCGTAATCAAATTCGTCGTCGTCGCANTCGGCGGCCGCNAGCANNGCNGCCTGGCGCTTGGATATCCAGCCCATGCTTTCGCGCATTGCGATATTCTTAAGGACCTCCGTCAGGGTGTCCTTGGTAACGGAGGGGAANATCTTCTGCCACTCNTCNGNCAGGTAATCTATCCTGTTGCGCTTGCAGAAGACCTCTATTATCTGGTCGAGCAGATCGCTGAAATCCTCCTGCAGGTCCTCTATGACTTTTGTGAACGGCTCGGAGCNCACGATGGCGGTAGCACGAGAGCCGCCGGCGGAGGAGGCATTGAAGTGGTCTTTCGGTATCCCAACTGACGTTGCTATGAGCGACAGTATTTGGTTTCCAATGTCTCCGCCGGCGCCTCCCGTTACACCGGCCATGGGGGCCAGCGGTTTACGGACGATCGCTTCGTTGTGAACGAAAATAGAGGGAGCGACAGGGATGTAGGCATACTTCGCCGCATGAGCCGCGACGTCTCCGTCGTCGCCCTGTATGGTGTCGTCCCAGACGAACGAGGCCCGGAGCTGCTCTCCGAGGACCTGGGCGTTGTAGAGGTCGGTCAGGCGCTTGAGCCATCCGAGGATAGCGTAGAANACGCTCCGGCCGCGCTTCTCNCCGCTGGTCACGTTCGTCTTGATGTGGATTATCTGGTCATAGGGAATCTGCCGGATGATGTAGCGGCCGATCTTCGAGTCCTTGGACTTCGGGACGCCTTTGACGCTCATGCCGGCGTACATCTGGGTGGCGGTCTGNTACATCTGGTGGTAGTAGAGCACCTTGTCGATATATTCGTCGTAGCCCTCGCAGATGATGTCCCAGATGGTGGAGGGGTCCACGCTTACCCAGCGGATGTTGTCGATGAAGTTCTCGCCGTAGATGAGATACTCGCGGCCCCAGAACTTTCTGATTTTGTAGGTTATCCGGTTCTCTTTCTCGAACTTGGTCCAGAGGTTCTGCTTGTTTTTGTCCTTGCACTTTATTTTGAAGCCGCGGCCGAGCGCGTACTGAACGAGAATGTCCACTATGCGCTTGGCGACCGGGTTATGAGTCCAATGCTGGAAAGCCCTGGCGTGGCCGGTGAAATAGTCGAAGTACTGCTGCTTGTAGAACGGGCCCGAGAACATCGGCGTGTACTCGGTGAACTGATTCGGGTCGAGGCCGCCTATGGAACCGAGGTCGGAGTTGCTGACAAAGTTCTCTTTGGAGATGGTCTTGCGAATCCTGCGGACGGCTTCCCGCTTGCGGGCGGCGGCCGCTTCTTTGAGCGGGAGGCTTTCGAACTGCGCCTTGCTCTCCTTCATGGCGGAGAGATACTCGTTGTGGCCGGACGTTCGAAGCAGGCGGTAAGGCTTGCGGCCAGGCGCGCTCTCTCGCAGGAAGAAGCCGTTTCCGTCAAAGCGGCCACAGAAGAGGATGGCGCTCTCTATGGCGGCCTTTCCCTTCTGGACGTCCTTCATCACTTTCGTGATGGGGAGGTCTCCGGGGTTCTCAAGCTCTTTGTAGGATTCTTCGAGGTCGGGTATTTGGAACGGGATGGTTCTTGCCGAGGGGCGGGAAGGGCTGCCGCCCCGGCCGGATTCCATCCAGTCACCGGGGCGGGCTGACGCTACTGCCCTTCTGCTTTTAGCCATTGAGAGATCAGTCGCAGATTGCGGTCGGGTCTTCGATGGCGGCCATGTCGGCTACATCGGTTCCGGTGCTGACGCAGACGGCCGTGGTCGTGCAGTCGGAACAGAAGTACAGCTCTCCGGCCGCGGCGGGATCTATGGTAAGTATCTGCGCCTTGGTGCGGCTGTAGAGCGTCAGAGCTCCGGTCATGGTCGCGCCCGAGAAAGCCGGGGTCGACGTGGTCAGCACGTCCTGGTCCATGCCGTAGAGCTCGTTATCGCCCTGCCCGGTGTTGAGCGTGGAAGCTTCGAGGGTGCTCGAATAGACACCGGTCGCGGCGGCCACGCCGTAGGTGACGGTCAGGTCCTTGAAGGTAGGCGAGGACGTGGTGGCTATGCTCTGCGGGGTCGAGAGCGTTATCGCTCCCGCCGCGTTGGTCACGGTCACCTGGCCGGCGGTGCCGGTCAGGGTCGCGGCCACAGGGGCGGCATCGGTCGAGCCGATCAGTATCTGGCCATCGGACAGGTAGTTGCCCGCCAGCGGAACGCCGGCCGCTTTGATGAGGCCGGAGAACGGAAGGGTGATGGCGATTATGAAGGCGATGAGGGAGGCGCATACTGCGAGGGACATCCGAGTCAGCTTGGTCATGAAACCTCCGGAAACAATTTTTACCGAACGGGCATAGTATAGCACCGGCTTTCCGAATCTGTCAAGAGGCCTGTCACTCCCAATCGTTCTGCGCCGTCGGAGAAGCGCCCGGCCAGGCACTCGCAACATTTCCGTGAGGTTGCGAGGCCAACATCATGAAGGCTCCGGAAGTAGAGTCTACCTGGTCGTCGTTCTCGCCCTCCGGAAAGTTCTCAAGCTCGATAAAAAAATCCCGGTTCCACGGCCCCCGCAACACCTTTACGTTGCCCGCCTCTGCCTGCGAACTGAACGGCGCAGCCCGGGTGATCTTGTCCTTGGTAACGGGGAAAGCGGTGGCGCGGTAGCCGGCGAGGTTGCGGATCTGATACTCGGCCTCCGCCTTGCCAGCCTGTCCGGGGTCCTGCTCTATGCCGATATGGACCGAGCGGCCGTCCTGGCTGGCGGTGTTCTGCACCGCCTTCTCTACCGCCAGCGGGGAGCCTTGGAAGCGGGTCACGTCCTCGATGTAGAATATCCCGAGCCGGTCGCGGCTCATCTTCGTGCCCGAGGTCCAGTCCGGCTTGTTCGAGCCGTCCGCTTTCTTCTCGCTGCCGGCGCGGTCCCAATATCGCACGATGCTCCGGGCGGCCGGCACGGCGTCGACGACCTCGAAGTACTCCTTCTTGAAGTAGTTGCCGGCGGCCGGGCGCACCTTCCAGTTGCCGTCCAGAAGCCGGGCGCGCTCCACGTAGGGGAGGGCTTTCAA